GGCAGCGAGAAGGCGGGGACATTACTTATGACGACATTCTGAACCTTATCCACTCCGTCAAGTCTCCGTACCGCAAAAATGCTGTTCTTGTAATGTCCGAGGATGCCATTACGAAATTGTTGTCTATTATTCATTACCACGGGAATTCCCCTTGGGATGTTTCGCTGAAGGACGGAACATCCAAGACGCTCTTTGGGTATCCCGTCTATACGACCAATTATCTTGATCGTGTTCTTCCGGGAACAAAGCCCATCCTCTTCGGTGACTTCTCCTACTTCTGGATCGGCGAACGTGGCAAGCGCAGCGTGAAGCGTCTTGTAGAGCGCTATGCAGATACCGGACAGGTTGCTTACATTACCTCCGAGCGCATTGACGCAAAGCTCGTTCTGCCCGAAGCCGTCAAGTCCCTTGAGGTAAAGGCGTAAACACCATTACGGGAGAGTAGCCCCGTGGTTGCTCTCCCACCCATTACAGAAAGGAGATATTTATATGAAACCGCAAGACAAAATTGCAATCGACAACCTTCGTATGGAAGGCAAGTCCGCCGGGGACATCGCCCTCATCCTTCATCTCTCACCCAACACCGTGCGCTCTCATATCCGCCGTCATCCCGACATCCCCGGCACTCGCCGTTGTATGACTTGCGGTGAATTTGTGGCGCAGCCCACGGGGCGGAGAGAAAAGAAGTTCTGCTCGGGCAAATGCCGTATGGCTTGGTGGAACTCCCACCCCGAGGCAATCAACAAAAAAGCATATTACACCCTCGTATGTGAGGAGTGCGGAAAGGAGTTTGAAAGCTATGGAAACAACCGTCGCAAATACTGCTGTCGCGCGTGTTACCTTATCGCCCGCAGAGCGAGATCCGTATGACCCCACACAGCGTATCCTCTATCATACCTCGCTTTCTCTCGTTGAAAGGCTTGTAAAAAGAGGCATTCTGACCGCCTCCGATTACAAGAAAGCCATTGACGTATTGAACAAAAAGTACGGCATATCTTCGGATAGTATTTTCGCAGAAATCGCTTGACTTTCAGGGCGTTTAGAGTGATATATATAGTACCCTATAAATGATACAAAGGAGGACTCTATGACAAGAAAAATCGAGCAAGTGCGTTTTGCCGAAAGCGCACCCAAGAAAAAGCGAGTGGCAGCCTACGCTAGGGTCTCAAGCGGAAAGGATGCGATGCTCCACTCGCTATCGGCACAGGTCAGCTATTACAGCGACTACATTCAAAGTAACGGCTGGGAGTATGCAGGCGTGTATGCCGATGAAGCCATTACCGGAACCAAGGACAAGCGTGACGGATTTCAAAAGCTTCTCTCCGAATGCCGTAACGGCAACGTGGATATGGTCATTACAAAATCCATTTCACGCTTTGCCAGGAACACGGTCACTCTCCTTGAAACGGTGCGAGAGCTGAAAACGCTCGGTGTGGACGTATACTTTGAAGAGCAGAACATTCATACCACAAGCGCAGACGGGGAGCTGATGCTGACCATCCTCGCTTCCTACGCCCAGGAGGAGAGCCTTTCGGTCAGCGAAAATATGAAGTGGCGCATTAAGAAGAACTTTGAGGACGGCAAGCCTTGGAGCGGATTCGTCCTTGGTTACCGCTGTGAAAACGGACAGTATGTAGTAGTTCCCGAGGAAGCCGAGGTGGTTCGGCGCATTTATCGTGAGTACCTTGAAGGCTTGGGTGCAACCGCCATTATGAAGGGACTTAACGATGACGACATCCGCACAAGAACCGGAAAGCCGTGGCGCATCGGCGGTGTACTTAAGATTCTGAAGAACTACAATTATACAGGAAATCTCCTGTTGCAAAAGACCTACAGCGAAAACCACCTCACCAAGCGTAAGCTGGTAAACAACGGAGAGCAGCCCCAGTATCATGTTGAGGGTGCGCACGAAGCCATCATCGACCTTGCAACTTGGGAGGCGGTACAGGAAGAGATTAACCGTAGAGCCGAATACTATGCGCCAACCAAGAAGGCTTCCTCCTATCCCTTTACGGGACTCATCGTATGCGGTACCTGCGGAAAGCATTACAGGCGCAAGACAACGGCATCGGGTGTCATTTGGGTCTGCACCACCTACAACACCCACGGAAAAAAAGCCTGTACCTCCAAGGCAATACCCGAGAGCACTCTTTACGAGCTAACCGCAAATATCCCTCTCGGTGATTTAACGGCTATCAGAGCCGAGAACGGCAACACCTTGGTGTTCTGCTGGGGGGACGGCACACAAGCCGTTAAACGATGGAAAGACCGCTCCCGTGCCGAGAGCTGGACGGAAGAAATGAGAGAAGCCGCCCGACAGAAGACTCTCGCACGGACGGCAAATAAGTAAAGGAGGACACTATGGCAGCCAAGAATGTAACCGTTATCCCTGCGACCATAAGCCAACGCACACGAAAATCCACCGAATCACGGACTCGCCGAAGGGTGGCGGGCTATGCCCGTGTGTCCACCGACAGCGACGAGCAGTTCACCTCTTATGAGGCACAGGTCGATTACTATACACAGTATATCAAGAACAACCCCGAATGGGAGTTTATCAAGGTTTACACCGATGAAGGCATCTCAGGCACAAACACCAAGAAACGAGAGGGCTTCAACCAAATGGTCGCAGATGCCGTTTCGGGCAAGATAGACCTTATCATTACCAAGTCGGTCAGCCGTTTTGCAAGAAACACCGTGGACAGCTTGACCACCATACGAAAGCTTAAGGAAAAAGGCGTTGAGGTCTTCTTTGAAAAGGAGAACATATGGACGTTCGATTCCAAGGGCGAGCTTCTTCTCACGATCATGTCAAGCCTTGCCCAAGAAGAGAGCCGTTCCATCTCCGAGAACATCACTTGGGGCAAGCGCAAGCAGTTTGCGGACGGCAAAGTCAGCCTTCCGTACAAGCAATTCCTCGGCTACCGAAAGGGCGCAAACGGTCTGCCCGAGATCGTCCCCGAGGAAGCGGAAATCGTAAGGCTCATATACCGAATGTTTATGGAGGGCAAGTCGCAAAGCTATATTGCGAGATACTTGATGGATAATAGCATTCCATCCCCGAGCGGTAAGAAGACCTGGCAGGTCAGCACCGTGGAGAGCATTCTTACGAACGAAAAGTACAAGGGCGATGCCAGGCTTCAGAAGACCTTCACCACCGACTACCTCACCAAGAAGATGAAGGTCAATGAAGGCGAGGTTCCACAGTACTACGTGGAGAACAGCCACCCAGCCATCATTGATGCCAAAGCGTGGGATATGGTGCAGGGAGAGCTTCGCAGACGAAAGGAATCCTCACGGCGCACCACATCGCAGAGTCCCTTTTCCGGCAGAGTTTTCTGCGGTGATTGCGGAGAGCAGTTCGGTCCCAAGGTGTGGCACTCCAACAGCCAATACCGCCGTGTGATATGGCAATGCAACCATAAGTTCAAGGGAGAAGTAAAATGCACCACGCCCCACCTGACCGAGGATGCGCTCAAGGAATATACGAGGCAGGCATTGAGCTTTCTCATAGAGAACCGCGAAGCCTTGATTGAGGACGGCAGACTTGTAAAACAAGCCCTCTCCGATCACACCGAAATCGACGCCGAGCTTCGTGCGATTACCGAGGAGATGGAGGTGGTTGCAGGGTTGATTGAAAAAAGTATCGCTACCAATGCGATAACGGCTCTTGACCAAGACGAATACGTCAAAAACTATGAGAGCCTTACCGAACGCTATCAAGCCTTGCAGAAGCGTTATACGGCTCTCACACGGCAGAGGGAGGATAAGCAATTCAAGGCGGACGAGCTCAGCGGATTCCTTTTTGAGCTTGGCGAACTTGACCTTCTCGACACCGAATGGAAGGACAGCCGCTTCCGCGCTACCGTTGAGCGCATCACCGTTCACAACGACGGACGGCTTGTGTTTATCTTCACAAACGGCAGCGAGGAGACGATAATGATGTAATAACGCTTACAAAGAAGAGTCGGCTATGATGGTCGGCTCTTTTTTTGTTTTCAGAAGATTGAAAAATTCATAAAAATATGGTATAATTATGTAGTAAATTTTTTGTAGAGGAAAACACTATGATATCAACCTGGTTAATCTTTGTTCTATCTTGTATTTTTTGCATTATTGGGGGCGGATTGCTGTTCTTCAATAATGAAATAACAACCGGAATCGGTTTAAGCATAATCGCCGCATTTATCTTCTATATACCATTGCAGTTTATTCCTTCTTTAGTTTCGGATTATAAGAAAAAATCTGCTCAAGCAACCGCTTATAGAAAATTGCAGTTGTTGCTTGTTAACCTGGATGGCTTTTTTGTTTCGGTTTATAATAAAGTCAAAAATGCTGAAAATGAAAAGATCGAAAAAACTATGACTGCGGACAAATTTTATTCCCCAGAGTTTATTTTGCCAATTTTGAAGAATTTTGATTTGAGACAAGCTAGTGATATTTCCACTATTGAAGGTGGGAATCTAACCTATTTTCAATCTTTAAGTTCAAGTTGGAATCAAATACTTAAACTATCAAACACGTTAATACAAATGCCAATTGTTCAAGAAGATACTCAATTGTTATATGACATAAGTTATTTAGCAGATGACAGTTCTTTAAGTGATATATTCAAAATCGCACACATGGTGGATGTGTCTCAATTTGATTTATCCTGTTATTTGTCTTTAAATCAAATCGGCGAGCGATGTCAAGTTGAAATGTATCGAGATTTAGTCTCGTTGCACAAAATAACAAGCGAGTGGTATCGAAAGTTAAAAAAATGCAAAAGAGTAAGCGGAATAGTTTATCCTCCCTATTTTTTGGAGCCTAAACCAACTTTATCGGATAGAATTAAAACATCCAAATTTGGAAAAGGGTGTGCATCTGTGATTAATGGAGTAAAGACAAAAATGAAAAAAATCAAAAAGCCCTCGAAACTTACTGTCTTCAAAGTGCTTATTACGATAATAAGTCTTGTAGGAGTAATCATCGGATATTTCGCCACACGGTTTTTTAATATCCCTGAAAATAGTATTGGCGCAGATATTTTCACAATCATTTTCAATTTATGCATAGGACTTTTCTCTGCTATGCTTTTGGTATGGTTTATAGACGAAATCAATAACCGTATTCAGGAAAAACAAGCAAAAAAGCGAGAGCTATCCCTAATTAAGAGAACTTATAAAAACCTAGAAGAGTATTTAAATGACTACGAATACGCATATTATTGTGTATGCACACCTATGGAAATGCGCGATTTTGTAGATGTGAAGATGCCCGATAAATTTTGTATGAAAGATATTCGGGATCTGCATACAATTACATGCCAAGTCAAAGATGGACTTTTTACTAGTTCAATTGAGGCTTTTATAAGAATAGAAAATGAATTAAGACATGAATTCGGATTGATAATAAAAAATCATGACTATCTTTATAACCCGGTTATTTTGGATCTCATGACAGACTTCATACGCATATCAAAAAAATATGATGGTGCCGCCAGAATTCTCGATATTCCAGATGAGATAAAAAAACAAGTATATCAGTATCTATCCGATGGCACAGCAGATAATTTTTATGCGCAAGTACTTGAAGGTACCGAAGGCGCTGGCAACGTAATGCATCCATATGTATTTTTATATCAGCTAATGAACGATGAACGGCAGATAATTATAAAATATAAAGACGAGATTTCAAAATTGCAATAAACGAAATCTTTTAACGAATACCAATCTTTTAACGATAGAAAAGCACTACACCTTGACGGGGAGTAGTGCTTTTCTACATTTTTGGGCGTCCGAGGCACAGGATATAGGCGCCGCATATACCGAAATGCACCACAAAAGCAAAAAAGCCCTTGATTTACAAGGACTTTCGGCTGATTTTTAACGATAAAAAGAAAACAGTAGGTCGATACGATTGTATCAATCTACTGTTCCTTATTTGGTGCCGGTGGTGGGACTTGAACCCACACGATGTTGCCATCGCCAGATTTTGAGTCTGGTACGTCTGCCG